TTTTGTGAAGCTGATAATGTTTCAACTCTTTCAATAGTTTCAATTCCGTAAACTTTTTCTAAAGCTTCTGCAAATTTAGGTAAAACTTCACTCGCTAAAAGTTTACCGTCTTTCATTAACTTGCCTAATTGTTGCTCATTTACATTTAAAGCCTTTGCCATAATTCCAAAAGCACCGGGCAAAGCTTCACCTAATTGCCCTCTTAATTCTTCCGCTGCAACAACTCCTTTAGACATCATTTGGTTAAGTGCTAAAAAGGCTCTATCTTGATTTTCAACACTTAATCCCATTACAGAACCAGCCTTTGCAACACTTGTAAAAATATTTTCTATTTCAGTTCCGCTAAGTTTATCTTTAGCACTTACATAAAATTGAGTGAATTGTTTTGTAAGTCCGTTTATTTCAAGTCCGAAATCTTCCGATGTTTTTCTTAAAAATTCCTGATTCGCTCTAAAAGTTTCTTGTGTTCCACTTACTTGTTTTAACGCATTATCTAAAGATTGTAATTCCTTTGTGGTTTTAAATATGTCTTGTGCTATTGTAGCAAACAAAGAAACCCCACCAACGATACCGAAAGCTCCAACTAAATTACGAATACCGCTTATAGCTTGTCTTGGGTAATTGCCAACATTGTAATTAAATTGTCTAACAGCATTATTAGCTCTTACTACACGCCTATCCAAAGCATCATATTCTCTTTGTGCTTGTCTTATTTGTGCGTTACTTGCTGTTTGACTTGCTATTAAGTTTTGAAGCCTTTGTCTTGCTATTTGATGTTGAGCGTTTAAATTAGCCATTGCACCAACTAAAGAACTTGTTGCTCTTGCTTGTCTGTCGCTTGCCTGTGCTAACGCTCTTTGGTTTACTATTTCCTCGCTTGTTCTTGTATTACCTCTTTGTCTTTGTTCGTTTAAACGCTTTAGTTTTGCTTCTAAATCAGCATATTTTTTTGATAATTCGTCATACTTGGAAATAACAGCATTTAACTCATTCGGATTTGAACCTGTACGCCCTCCGTAAAAGTCAATAGCATTATTATTCAATTCCATTTGTTTTTTATGGATTGAAGTCAAACCATCAAGAACCTTTTTTAGTTGGTCTTCGGCTTGCTTAGCATATATATTTTCAATTTGATTTGCCATTATTCTTTTTGCTTAAATATTCAACTTTCTTTTCTAACTCAACTAACAAAATAAACCAACGCTCTACACTATCTTTCATCGGATCAATAGGAATTTTTAATTCTAATCCCATTTCAATAGATAAACGTTCTTTTTCAAAACTTACTTTTTCGGTTTTATTTTCTTTTATTAATTCACTTTCTAATACCTCTACTTCAGTTTTAATAGCTTGAAGTCCTTTTGCAATTTTATCTAATTGGTCAAATAAATCTTTATCTTGACTAACTTTATACCCCCAACGACGTATCATTTCTACCTTTTCTAATAGAATTTCACGCCCTAAATTATTATCATACTCATAAATAGACTTGATTAAATCCATTACAGCGTTATATTTTACCTTATTTTTTAATATTTTATGCGTTTTTCTGAACTTTTCTAATACTTCAAAACGTTTAGTAATTTCCAATATTTCGCCATAAATAGCAGTCATAGACTGCTCTAAAAGGTCAATTCTTGGCTCTTTGACGTTCTTTTTATTGTGATAATTAGAAAAGTATCTTAAATCGTTTGTTTCAAGGTACTGCAAATAGTTCCATAAAAGCATTTCTTTAGCTTGTAGGTAATATTCTGGCTTTCTTTTTACTAAATCTTTGATAAAATCCATGCGTCTAATTTTGGTTTTAGTATTTTTATTTGTAAATAATTCGTGTTGTCTTGCGTTAATCCAAATATATCCTGTCCGTATTTTTCTTCTAACATTGGCGTTTTGCTGTCGGTAGAGTAAATTTGTAATGTATAGGTGTTTCTGTCATATTTATACGTAAATCCTTCGTAAAATTTACCACTATAAAAAAGCGTTGTTCTGTTTGTCGGCTGTCCTATTAATTGTTTTATCTGAATAGTGAAATAAGCGTATTCTTTTAGCTTCATTCCTTTGCTGTCAATACCTTTTTCGTTTAACTGCGTTTCTCTATTCAAATCTAATATTTCAGCTTTATTTTCCATAAATATACGCTCTACTGCATTTGGTAGAGTTGAAATCGCTAAACGCAATTTATTTATATACTCATCTTGTGATATTGTACCCATACTATTAAATAAAAAAAATCCCCTACGGAATACCCGTAAGAGATTTTAACTTAACTAAATCAATTATACTTGACTACAAATATAGTAAAAAATTACGCTACTACAACAACCGATTTTACAAAAGCTCTGTAAGGAGTGTCGTTTAAGAACTCAATAGGTAACTCGATTGTTACTACATCGCCAGTATTAAATGCTACTGGAGAAGTAATAGTATATCTGTAACCGCCTGTAACAGCCGTAACTGCTCCTGTCGCAACTACTCCATCAACTTTTACAACCCAACCAGTCATAGCTTCCAATCCTTCTTGATTAAACGAATGTCTGTCAGTATTTCTTAATACTGAAAAATCCATTGTAGTGTCTGTGTTTGAAGGAGCTGTAACAATTAAATCTAAGTCAGTAATTCCGTAGATATCTTCTACATCAAAATCGTAATCTTCACTTCTTAAACCTTGTAAATCGTTATCGAATTGCGCTCTGTTTAATTGGAATTGGATATTAAATCCTGCTGGCTGGTCGCCACGCATTTTGTAATCCATAACTTGGAAAAATTCCGAGTTCAAACCTCTTGCAAGTCCGTCTTTACCTTTAGCCATGAAAATAGTGTTATTTTCATCAACTAACAAGAAACTATGCATTCCAGCTTTTTCTAAAGATAAAATTGACTGGTAACCTTGAATACCGTTTTCTAAAGTTGCATCGATTTGTTTTGGCATTTTATCCATTAATGATTTTTTGCCCCCAGCATAAGTATTAACGCTGTTTTCTTCTGTACTATCAGAAGACGTTTTAAAAGTAGAAACTTTAATTAACTTACCTTCTTCTTGAAGAGCCTGTAAGTTCGCTAAAGTAAACTCAAAATTTGCATCAAATTTAAAGTTATAAGGCATGCGCCAAATCTCTTTTAATCTGTCAATATCTAATTTACAAAAGTCGGTAGCAGTTCCTAATATTTGTGATGTTGAACAACGTCCAACATTCAATAAATCTACTAAATTTGCCATTTTTTAATTATTTTTTTAGCTGTTAAAAATTCTATTATTTTTTCGTTATCGAGGTGTATTTTATCGCCTATTTGGTAATTTTTCTTTGACGTTAAGTACGTCATAGTAAAAATGTAATTCGGCTTTTTTACCTCTTTTTTTGGTTTTTCAACCGCTTCTTTTTCGTCTAACTTTGACATCTTTTCTTTATTAAAAGTTCAATTTCTATAATTTTAGCATCAACGTATAATTTAGTAGCTGATTTTGTTTGCCCTTGCTCACTTCTGTAAATGTCTAATCCGTATTGCGTTTCGTCGTATTCGTTTGAGTTTTCAGAAACTAAACTAATAAGCTTATGTTTCTTTATTTTCTTATAAAATTCAACTGCTAAAGGCTCTAAAACGTTTTCGTAGTTGATTAGTGAACGCTCATCATTGTAATACTTTGCATCTGTTGACATCATTAACACAAACTTTGCATTAACTCTGAATTTTTCAATAAGCGATGTATCACGTGAGTAGTTAGGCTTAACGTACCAAATAAGCGGAAAATTCTGCATATCGCTACGGCTTTCAATAAACCTTGCTAATTCATTTTCATTACCGAAACCAAATTGAACATCTTGCGTAACCTCTTCAAACTCTTTATAAAGATTATAATTCTTAAAAGTTAGTTGAGTACCTACAAATGCATCTTTTAAAATTCCTGAAATTAACATAAATCAAAAGAGTTTATAATTTCGTAGCCTAAACAAAGATTAACGTTTTGATAGTCCTCTTCAAAATCAATTAAGAAATCTGACAAAGTACGATAACCATTATCGGATAAACCACCGTAATAATCAGTAAATTTAACGCCGTTAATAAATGATATTTTAGGCTGTAAATCTACACTTTGATTAAATTGATTAGCTATTTCGTTCCAAACTTCGATGTAATTCTTACGAGGCAACAACATACGGCTTGACTTTACATCAACTGATATTTGTCCGTTACCTGTTACTAAATCGTGTATTAAATTGCAATACACAACGTTTGCTAAAATTGATAATTTTACACTTCCATTTTGATAAAGTAAACCCTTCCAAATGTATGTTTTACCATCTTTTGTATAGGATTTACCATTAATCAAATCTAACCAACGCTGTGGCGCACCTGTATCAAGCACGCCATCAGTAATATTGGCTTTTAGTTCTTCAAAATCAACTCCTAATAACTTTTGTAAAAAATCGATAACATAAATAGAAATATAGTCGTTTAACTTGGCTTCAATTCCATTGTTACCATCGTATAAACCGCTAATTTGCAGTTTGTTTCTAAAATATGTTTTATCGATTAAGTACATTTGTTATTATTTTGTTGGTTAATTACTCTTTTATAGCTTTTGCAATCCCTTGCTTAATTAAAGCCTCTGCTTTTACTAAATGCGGATTTACAATCATTCCGACTTTATAATGTTTAGTTTCTTTAACGATTTCAACTTTTTTTCTATCAGAATACTTAATTTTAGTACCTTTTTCAGCGTTCTCTAATAACATTGCCTTTACGTTAAAGGTTGCTACTTCGTTTTTTTTAACATCTGCCATTTTATATAAATTTTAAATTAATACTAATTAAGGAGCTACTTCAATATCTGTTAAGATGCTTGCGATTTCATCATAAACAATTGACCCAGCATCCCCACGTTTGATATAAGAACCTAAAAACGCTTCTAATTTTTTAGATACAAGATTTTTAGAAAAATCGTCATTTTCATATCCTTCATCATAAGTTAAAGCATCACAAATCACAACATTATATTTTTTCAAGTCACCTACTAAAATATGAGTATCTGCAATTTTATTAGAAAAAACTACTTTAGTACTTCCTACCATTGTGCCATCAGGAGAAACAAAAGGAGGCACAATATAGTCGCCTTGTGTGTTTTTAATACCTTTCATTTTAGCTTCCCAAACAGTGTTTAAAACAACTGTTAACTGACCTTTAAAGTTAGCTAATCTAACCTGAGTTGCAACAGCGTTAATAACATCGTAAATATTAGCTTCTGTGTAGTAGTTAGCTAATTGTGTTGGCACAACAAATGCCGCCGCTACTCCTGTAGCTGTAATACCTAAAAGATTAGCTCCAGTACCATCGCCTTCTAAAGCTCCATCATCCATTTTTTGCTCCATCAATTCGTTTGCGTGTTCCATAAAATCTGTTACAACACTTGGGGCGTGGTTCATTAATCTTTTAGTAAATTTCCAACGTACAGCAACTTCTTTAGCTGTTGTGCTATCGGTTTTCCACTCAGCATCACCTAAAGGCTTTAATGCTCCCTCTGCTATAAAAGCGGCATCACCTTCTTCATTGTATCTTGAAGTATGATAAATTACTTCTGTTCCAGGTTGTGTCTTAATTGTAACTAATGGTAAAATACATAAATCAGGTTTAGGTGTAGAACCTAATTCAGTATCAATGTAGTTTCCAAGTAATGCCGAATAACCTCCTGAAGTATTTGGAACAACGTTTGCTGTAGTCATTAAAGCGGCTGCTTTAATTGTTTCAGAAAACCCATACTGCTTGTTTTTATCATCAAAATTTTTAGCATTTTCTTCAAAAGCTTTTGCTAATTCAGTTTTTGATTCAGTTGTTTTTTCAACATTAGCGTCTTTAAGCTCTTTCAATTGTGCTTCAATGCTTTTTAATTGTTCAGCGGTTGCGCCTGTTTCTTTGATGTCCTCTAATTCTGTTTTAAGAGCATCAAAATCATTTTTTGAAACGACTTCGCCTTTTAATGCGTCTACTTTCGCTCCAAATTCTTTAATTAAATCTTCCATTTTTTTAATTAGATTTTGTTAATAATTTTCTTTAATTCTTCGATTTGTTGAGTGTCGTTTGACGGCTCTTCTTGTTCAGAAGTGATATTGTCGGCTTCTGATTTATTTTCATTGTTTAATATTCCTGTTGCACTATTAGAACCAAATAAAACCAAACTTGATTCCATTACATTTTTAGCTTCTTTTACCACCCAAAAATACTCTATTTCTTCGAAATCTTCCTTGTTTGCAATTTGTGGGTAATAAGTTTGATATGTTTCTTTTTGTTTGCTATAATTTGGATCATCTGAATTAAAAGCTGTTTCAATTTTTACATACTGCATTCTTACGCTTGCTTCTAACTCATGCCCTTGCTCTAACCATTCTTTAGCCTCTTTATTTACAATTTTATCTTTTTTAACCTTATAAATTAAAGAGTAAGTTTCTCCCTCGTAGTTTTTACCTAACATATCCCAAGAAATTTTAGCCGTAAACATTTCTACGTCTTTTTTCATTGCAATAATATCTGAACGTTTAAGCGAATGATCGAAAACTAAATAAACTTTTCCTTGTTGGTCTTTTACTGACTTGTTACAATTTCCATCAACGTGAACGTCAGAATGAGAGTCTAAGAAATTAGCAGAATTAACAACAAAGTAATAATAATCAGAATCAAATTTAATTCCTTTTTCAGTCGAATCAAACGCCTTTTCGATTTGCTTTTGGTCAGTTACGACCTGCAAACCTTTTTCAAATGATTTATAAACTTGCGACTTTTTAGCATCATGTATAAAAGTTTCATTCTCGGATAATGCCTGGAATAATTCCTCTTTACTATTATAGTGCTTGTCTAATTCTTTGCAATATATTTTCATTTCTTAACTACTTTATTATTCGTTAATAATTCTTTCTTTTGCTCCAATATTTTACGAAATTCTGGAGTTATATTTTTGTCTTTCAACAACTGATTTATTTCTTTAATTCCCATTATAAATAATATTTAATTGTTCATCAACTTTATTTTGTGGCAATCCTAAATCCTTTGCAATTTTTAAAGCATCTAAATCGGCTTTTCTTTGTTCGGCTTGTTGTTTAACAGCTACTTTCATAAACCATAAATGCGTAAATTCAGCCTTTACTTCTTGATTATCTTTTAGTTTTAGTTCTAAAACATCTGTTAACTTCTGTAAAATAGGCATTAAACACATATCTACAAACTGAATCATTGCTTTTTCTTTTGCGTCGCCTTGACTTGATAAGCCTTTGCCACGTAAAAAGTCGCCTAATATTTCCAAAGGTACGTTAAAAAACATTCCTATAAGTAAATAATCGTTTAAGAAACTTTCATCAAAACCAAGATTTTTTAGGTTATCAATAAAACGCTTTACTTCAAGATTGTTAGAACCTGAAACGTGCAAAGGTTCGTTTGACATTACTTTGCTTTTAATATCGTCCCTTTCTGTTTTTCCTAATCCTGTAATTTGCTGAGCTAAATCGTCTTTATTTACGCCTTGATAAGCTACATACTTTTTACTAAAGTGAATGTTAATATTCTTTGAGTCTAAAGTATCTTCTGAATTAGAAATAAGCTTTTGTATTGATTCAATTTTGTTGTTTTCTAAAAACCATGAATCAGTATTAATTCCAGAAGGTATAATCACGACTTCTTTTAGTGTAATATTTTGAGTTTCATTATCTGAATATTTGTATTTGATAATGTGATTACCAAATTCTTTTAAAAACTCATTTGAATTTTGATTGCTTAACTTTTTACCAAACTTTTTAAACTTCTTAATCGTTTCATCGTCAAACTTTGAGTAATCTAAAAAGTAATAATTTTGATTTTCTGCAAATGTAGTCTTAGGCTTCCAAAAATAAACATTCCCTAAAGAGTACCAAAATACAAATTCTTCTACGAAATCAGTCCACGTTTGATACGGATTAGGTTTTGGT